CTTTCTCCCACAATCTATCCAACAGACCACGGAAATGCTTATCACGAGACATCAAATCATCAAGTGTACTCAACGCCTCACGAGTAGCATGACCACGAACATAATCTGTCATGGATTCATTCGGGTCAATGTGTTGGTCAATCGTAGACTTTAATACATTATCAGCACGAGTCTGTAAGTCTTCTTTTACCGACTCGAACTGTGTATAAAATCTCTGCTGATTCTCCTGTTGAATCTGCTGTTGCCGATTCAATTCCTGTGGGTCTTGCTGACGTGATAGAGTAGTAGGTGGAGTGAAATTCTGTGAACCAAAAATAAACTGATTCAGAATATTCGCTGCCGCCTGAAGTGGCGCACCACCTTCACCTAATGCTCTAGCTTCACGTACCATCGTAATGATAGTGTCCTTCAGGACATTACCCATCACATGATAGTACGCGGGCGGATCTACATGCTTTAGAACCGGCAGATAGTTATCCGCAATCTTGTTGAACGCTTCAGGATTCTCGTTCTTGGCCGCGTATAGAATGGATGAAATGTCACCATTCATAATCTCGCGGTCAATTCTATCTACGATATTTGCCTTAGTTGCTGCGTTTTTGGCATCCTGAATCGTAGGAAATGTTTCAGTGAACTGTTGTTCTCGATAGTAAGCCTTTTCAAGATAAGGAAAATCCTTGAACAGTTTCGGATACTTCGCAAGTATCTCTTTCCTGCGTACCGGAGTAGTTAGTTCTAAATCCTCCTCTTTCGGTCCCTTTAGTTCTTCTTCAATTTCCTTAAGTTCGTCTTCTTCTTCCTCTTTTTCTTCAGGTTCGTCGTCAGACGGTTCTTTTGGACCAGATTTATCTAAATCTAGTACTTCTTCTTTTGGTTCTTCTTCATTCAACAGTTCAAAAGTATCTGTCTCATCGGACGCGCCGATACCAGTAGCATCGTCAGGTGAGTAGAACTTATTGAATAGTAGGCTGAGATTCATCATTTGCTCCCATTTGTACTCCAGCTTTCGATGGAGGTTTCTTGTTATCAGGTGGCGGCGGCGGTGCCGCATTCATTTGAGCTTGCATCTGCATCTGTTGATCCATTTGCTTATGCATCTTCATATGCAATAAGACATTTTTATATCCCGCAGGATTCTCAGTTTTGCACAGTCTACCTGCATCTCCTACGAGCCAACGACGGCAGATATCAGCTTCAAGTACATGATTATCCAATTCCATATCTGCCTCTACACTAGGTAATTCAATTGGTGGTGGTGGTGGCGCACCCATTTGTTGCGCTTGCATCATCATCATTGGATCTGGAGGCATTTCAATTGGTTCAGAGTTAATAAGTAGTTGAATTTCCTCGTATTGTTTCTGCCGGTCATCTTCACCCGGAATGATGTAATCAGTGAGTCCAATAGCCTTTTTCATGAAAGGCATATTCTCAGGCGAAGCGAGAGTCTGCATGATGTTATCATTGTTCATATTGAACAATTCCATGATAGCATCTTTCTGCTGATTCCAAGTTATGGGGAGATTTTCGTTAGCTTCGAGTTCAACTGAGCCAATCTTGCCTTCAAGTTCAGCTTTACGTACAAACACATTAATGAAATTACCAAATTCATCTTTCTTGACTTGCTTTTCGTCATCCTTCATTTCCTTCATGTAGAGCGGGATGGCTTTACCGAAGACATTTTTCCACCAGTAAAGTAACATTTTCCATGTGGTCTGTAGTCGCTGGAGAGCCTGACTCCTAGACATGGAATATTCGCTTGCAGTACGTGAGCCTGACATCTGCCCGCCAAACAGACTGGGTAATGCGCCCGATACAAGCTGCCCAATCTCTTGGATTTTTTGAGCAAAGGGCAATACTTCCTGAGACAAGGTAGCGGTTTTAACTTCGTAAAATCCCTCACTCAAAGCCCTCCCACTCTTTGGAGTAGCAGGATAGATTCCACCCGGAATTACTTCCGAGTTACGATATGAATTGAAATTCAGTACTTTCGGGTCCGCGAACGTCTGTGGAATTCCATGTTCGACTGTTTGAACGACAAGCGAAATAAGATCATTCGTAATGTCCTGAACCGAAGTAAGTAGTAGGCCAATAGGATCAAAGTGAACATAATCCGAGAGTGGATTATACGTGATAGTCCAGCAGTCGTCCAAGTCTTCATTACACGCATGAGCGACTTCATCACTAACGATTACTACCTTTACACCGTTAGGAAACTCCTTACGAAGTTCATCGGCTTGTTCTTCTGGTAGAATATTGTACGATGCCGGCCTAAACCAGCAATTACGTACCGTGACGTTATTGACTGGACGTTCTCCACGATACTGTGGTGAAGTACGACCCCACTGTTCATACAAATCGTAATGTGCCTGACCACTGATAACAGTACCACGCAAGTCAGGATATTCTTCAAGTACATTGGCGTAATGTGTCTCATACGAATAAATCAAGTATGGACAATCTTTTTGATTACGCGCCCACACGGGAACCTTAACGAATAGTCCCCCATATACTTCCATGCAAACACGCGATTTCGGATGATGTGTCGTTCCAATCAACCGCGTGATTACAGCAGAATTGTCCTGAATGTCTGGAACTACGAACTTAGCACAATTGAAACAGAATTCCTGACCTTGTGCGATGGCTGCATTGATTTCTACATCATCATCGCTAGGTGCAAACTTATCTTCTTGCTGTTCTGAAATGGATGTATCTTCCATGCCTTGACCGCATGTAGGACACTGACGTTGAACATCACTCTGATACGATTCTTCGTATTGATTTTCCTTATATGTTCCGTATTCTTCGCTCTCTTTCGCATATGTATAACACGCGGTCATTCCTTCAGTACAGAAAATGAACAACGCATGAAGCCATAGGAGTGGAGCATCATTATGTTTGAAGATTAATGATGCGATTCTGTCTCCCGCTTTTGCAGTGACAACATCGAGTGGATTGTCTGCATCATCGGGATAACATGTAATCGGCGGAACAGTAACCGAGAGAGCGGCGATAATTGATTCCAAATAAGCACGGAAGATATTAACAGGTTTATCGTAGAATCCCTGGTCTGATTCATCTCCAGTCCTCACATTATCGGGTACACGCCAATCATGTGCCACTTCACTGTAGTAAACATTCTGAACATTTTCCCACAGTAGTTTAAGACGACGCCATTGACGAATCTGTCTATCTCTAACTGCTCTATCTTCATCATCAAAATGATCTGCAATCGATTTCAGATACATCTTGATATCGTCTGATGGTTCCTTTTTAGGTTTCTTAGTTACAACTGGTGGTTTAGTAGGAGCAGCATCTACAGGCGGCATTCCACCCAATTGACCAACATTCGGATCTTGCATTGGGTCCATTTGATTTGGACCCATTTGATTCTGATCTACTGGAGTAGGAGGATACGCCATATTAGTATGCCGGTGCTAGAATTGACCTACGTTTACGTGGTGATTCTACACCCATACTAGCGAAGTCCGTATTAATTCTTGGAATTTTACCCAAGATTGGACGAGTTGGATTCGGCATTTCATCAGTTGCATCAGGCATACTACCAAGAACATCGTATCCTCTACGAAATCCTTGGTCTTTAGCGGCAGCGAGTCTACCTGCATTAACAGGATTCACACCACTAGTTGCAGATGCAGCAGGATATCCAACAGGTCCAGTTACATCATGTTGCATTGCACTAGTCTGTGATGGTGAAATACCTCTAGTCACAGCACCACCCAATCTATCTTGACCCATCTGTCCTAATTGTTCCGCAGCCCTACCAGCTACATTCTTCCAACTCTTATCGACTCCAGCAGTTGTATCAGTAGCATCGATTAGTGGTTGACCACTCTTACCCAATTTACTAGCAGCCATGTTACCAAGTACACCACCGATTTTACCAGTTACTCCAGTACCAGCTTTACCGGCTGCACCCGCGCCAAGTTTAGCGAGCATACCGGATGATGGACCGATTTTATCAAGGATTCCACCAGCGCCACCTAATGCACCGCCAGCAGCGCCCAATCCACCACCGAGTAATGCGCCCTTGAGTCCGCCTCCATTCATTGCACCCTGAGCCGCGCCAATTCCACCTTTAATAGCCATTCCGAGTGGAATACCCACTCCAGGAATAGCCATAGCCGCGTATGGCGCTACTTTCAGCGCAACTTTCCCAATCTTACCGAGGACTGATTTGACACCCATGACTTTACCTGACTCTCACATTCGTCATATAACCCCAAACGCCAAGAATCTGAAGGAGCCACAGCACGACGAAAATCACTACAATGATATTGATGAGTTTAATCATCTTCGCAT